CATCAGAAGGGCACCTCGGGGGTCATGGCGTCGAAGCGTTTGCGGTCCTTGGCCGCAAGCTCACGCAGGTGGTCGCAATATCCGGTGACGACCGCATCAATGAAGCGGTCCCATTCGGTCTCGGTCAGGGTGGCAAGATCGGACTTGCCGATGCTCTCGAGATACTCGCCGCCCATCTGGCCGCCGACGGTCATCGCCTCGGCCTCATTCGGGGTGGGGTCAATCATGCCCTTCCTCCCATGGCAGATGTCCTGGCAGGTCCGGCTGCAGAGGTGCTTGCGGCTGGCATCGCGCCGCGGGTCGGAGAGCCGATAGTGTGGGTTGAACCAGCCAAACCCACGAGGTTGCCGGTGGCAGATGGCGCAGAGGCCGGTGTGGAGTGCGCGCATGGATCAAACCTGTGGCCGGAGACTTCGACATAGCGGCCCGAGGGACGGACCGAGATTGCGCTGGGGCGCGCAAGACGCGTGGCCTGCGCGATGGCTTGATTGACGGTGACTGGCACAGGGCAGCCCGGGGCACGCTTGCGCCACCATTCCGCCGCTTTCTGGCGGGCATAGCCTTGGTGCTCGATGCAGACCCATTCGCTGTATGACGTGAGCCCGCAACTGTAGGTCACCTTGAGCGAGGGCAGCCCGCCGAGCTTGTCATGGCGGCTGTAGGACACGCCATCCACCGGCAGCCACTGCACTTTCGGCGACAAGACCGGGAGTGTGGCCGCCGTCGGAGCGATCTTCACCTCTCGGGCCGGAAAGACGTAGCCGCAGTCCGGGCATTCCGTCGCCGAAAGCGCTATAATGCTGTCACATTCCGGGCAGACCTTGGTCGGGGCATCGCCACCACCGGCCTCGCCGGCCCGTCGGGGCCGCACCAGATCGATCGGCCCGTGGCGGCGGACATTGCCGGCGAAATCGAGGACCAGGCAGTTTTCCTTGCCCGGCGCGAGACGCGTCCCACGGCCCACCATCTGCACATAAAGGCCTGCCGACTTGGTGGGGCGCAGGAGCGCGATCAGATCGACGGCAGGGGCGTTGAAGCCGGTGGTCAGCACGCCCATCGAGGCCAGCGCACGGATTTCACCGCGCTTGAACGCGGCAATGATCGCATCGCGCTCTTCCTTCGGTGTGTCGCCGAAGATGGTGCGGCAGATGATGCCTTGGCGGCCGAACTCTTCGGCCACGTGGCGGGCATGATCCACGCCAGAACAGAAGGCCAGCCAAGACTTCCGATCACGCCCATGTTCAATGATCTCGGTAACCGCGGCGCGCGTGATGGCCTCCTTGTCCACCGCCGCTGCCAGATCGCGCTGGATGAAATCGCCTGCGCGGGTACCGACCTTCGAGACATCCAACCGCGTTGCGGGTTGTTTCGAGACCAGCGGACTGAGATAGCCGGCGTCGATCAGATCACGCACCGGAGCTTCATATGCGATGTCGTTGAAGAGCGCGTTCTTGCCCTCATGCAACATGCCGCTGTCGAGCCGGAAGGGCGTGGCGGTTAGCCCGATGACCTTGAGCGCGGGGTTGATGCGGGTTAGGCCGTCCAAAAACCGGCGGTACATGGTGCTGGAACTGCCGGGGATGAGATGTGCCTCGTCGATCAGCACGAGATCCGTGTGGCCGATCTCAGCCGCGCGGCGGTGGATCGACTGGATGCCTGCGAAAAGAATGCGGGCCTGTGCCTCGCGCTTGCCCAAGCCAGCCGAATAGATGCCGGCCGGGGCCTCGGGCCAGAGCCCGATCATCTCGGCATGGTTCTGGGCGATCAGCTCACGGACATGGGTCACGATAAGGATGCGCTGGTCGGGCCAGGCTTTCAGCACGCCCTCGATGAAGGCGGCCATCACCAAGCTCTTGCCCCCGGCAGTCGGGATCACCACCAGCGGGTTGCCTTTGTGGTTCTGGAAATAGCCGTAGATCGCAGTGATCGCGGCCTGTTGATAGGGGCGCAGGGTCAGCATGGCGCGGCCTCCGTCGTGCGGGCGTCGTTTGCCCAGGTGGAGCCATCGGCCATGCGGTAGGTGACGACATCCTCACCCGCATCGATGACCTCGCCCGGGACGAGATCGGGGATGAAGAGACGGCGGTTGCAGGCTGCGCGCTGTTCGAGCGCTGTCAGCATCCGGTCGTGACGGGCGCAGTGCCAGCCGCCGTCAACGGGCGTCGCATGCAGACAGGACCGGCAGGTCACGGCCGCCCCACCACCACCGTGGCAGACGGCATGGTGATCGCAGAACCGACATTCGAACCAGGCCGGGTCCTCGCTGATCCGCGCGGGCGGATGCTGGGCGAAGATAACCCGGCCCGCCTTTTCCATCAGCCGCTCGGCGATGGCGCTATCAGCCTCGATGCGCTCGATATGCAGCGCATCGGTATCCTTACAAACCGCCACATAAAGCGCACGGGTGATCCCCATCAGATGCATGTAGATCTGCATCTGTGCGGCGTGCTGGGGCTTGGCCTGCACCACGCCTTTGGCTGTCAACTCAGTGAAACTCTTGACCCCGTGGGTCTTGAACTCCAGCACATGCCAGGCCTTCGGGGCCTCAAGGATGCCGATGGCAACGCCGTCCAGCGAGCCGCCGAAATGGCCGCCATGGGCTTCGACGCGGAACTGACGGCCGGTTTCGGGATCAACCTCGAGCACAGTTGCGCCAGTGGCGCGCAGATTGCGCACGAGGCGGTCCTCTTCCCGCTGGCCCGTCTCGAAGAGGCGCAGCAGGCGGCCGGAATGGCGCGCGGGCGTGACCCAGCGGAAATCGTACCAGAGTGCGCGGGCGCAGGACTTGCCAATGATCGAGGCACCGAGGTGGTCGCGGAAACCATCACCCTGGCGGGCCTCATAATCGGCATAGATTGCCGTCAGCGTCGGCGTGGAGGCTTCGGGAAGCTCGGCCATCACAGACCCTCCCGTTCACTGCGGGCCTGCGCCTCAGCCAGAATGCCGCTCCAGGTTTCTGGATCATGGCGCTCGCGCAGGACGCCGATCAGCGCATCCTTCAGCTTCTGGCGACGACGACGGCTTGTGCCTTGGGCCAGAAGTTCCGCCCGCTCGCGGCTCAGGTGCCGCAGCGCCGTGCGGGCCCTGTGAAACCAGTCCGGGTCGATGGGTTTGTGACCCCGCTGCCGGGCCAGATCGGCCGTCGCGATCTGGGTGCGGATCTTGGCAATTGCGTCGTCAAGCTCGATCAACCGGCGCTGATCATCAGGCAAGCCGGGGCTGATCACGGCCCCAAGGTTTCCATCGGCGGCCGCGTTGTTCAGGTCAGTCATGGGATTGTCCTCAGATGGGGTTAGGCACCGCCCCGGCCGTCAACAGGTCAGGGCGGCGCAGCGCGTCAGCCATTCTTGTTCCAGGGCGCAGACGCCATCTTGGGCGGGGCTGCAGGTGTGGCGGGCGCAGCGGATGCCGGCTTAGCTGCACGGGCCGCAGCGGCGCGATCCGGCGGCAGATAGGCGACGGCATTGCTCTCCCCGTAGCCATTCTTCGGCGGCCGGATCTTCACCTGGATCGTCATCGGGATCAGGTGCAGTTCCTCGCTGTCACTGACATGCATCTTGCCCGTCGCGTGGCAGATGGCCGACAGCGTGCGCTGCGCGATTTCCACCGTGGTCGGGTTCGGGTTCACGAGGTTCAGCTGGTCGAATATCTTCCGGCCCTTGTGCTCGCCCTCAAGGATGTCGAGCATCAGCCAGAGAAACTGACCCATGCCATTCTTGGTGACGCGCATCTCGCTTTCGACAATCTGGGCGCGGTATTTGCCCGCGGGCAAAAGCTCCTGGGCGGTGGTGGGTTCAACGCTGGTAGCGTCGAAGGACGTGTCGAAACGTGCCATGGTCTTGTCCTTTCAGGGCGATCATTCAGATTGAGGCATGGCCGCCATGAACTCGGCCCAGCTGAGGGGCAGCGTGTCCGGCAGCCCGTAACGGTTCTTGGCGAGGAAGGCGGGGCGCTCCTCGGTGTGCATGACGCGCGCACCAGACCCGAGCGCCCGGGTGACCTTCTTGTTGAAGCCGACATCAGACTTCGCGACCGAGATCTGATAGTTGGCGAAGAGCACCACATCAGAATGCTCCTGCAAGAGCGCCGAGGCGCGGGCCTGCAGCTTGATCACATAGCGGTCGTAAGGCTCGTGCTCGGGGCTGTCGAAGCGCTTGATGTCGGTATGGGCGATCTGGATGACCGCCATGCCTTTCTGGTCCCGGAGCGCATTCAGCTTGTCGAGGTACTCCCGCCAGACAGTCAGCGCCTCGGCATAGCCTTTCCCGAAGCCGGGGGTTTCAATGGACGCCCAGCCGTTGCGGTGGCAGGCTTCAGCCCAGATCAGCGGCTCCAGCCAGTCGACGCTGTCGATGACCACCGTGCCGAAGTCGTGGCCCTCGGTCAGCAGAGCGTCCAGGGCCCCGGCCACGTCCGCATAGCTCGTCGCCAGCGGAAAATGTGGCACCTGCAGTTTTCCGAGCCCGTCCTCGGTCATGATGAACACCGGCCGGTCGGCATCAGAGGCAAAAGT